TTTACAATATTTTGACAAAGGTTCAGGACGGCAACCCTATCACATGGGGCTTCATCTACCCTAACGAAGCCATCAAAAGCCGCCAAATCTCCGAGAAGAAATTTCAGACAGAAGGCCCTATAGCAGAGGCAGGATTGTTTGGTCGAGACAAGTTTAACGCCGGCTCAAAGAAAAGTGTCACTATCGTAGAAGGCGAATGGGACGCACCATCTGTTTACCAAGCCCTAAACGGCAACTCTGCTTGTGTGTCTGTCCAGTCCTCTAGTTCAGCCTTGCGTGACTGCAAGAGAGACTTTGAGTGGCTCAATTCATTCGACAAGGTTGTCCTTGCGTTTGATGGTGACGAGCCCGGTCAGAAGGCAGCACGACAAGTAGCAGCACTGTTTGACTTTAACAAAGTTCATCACGTCAAGCTTGAGAAATACAAGGACGCGAATGAGTTTGTAGAACATAAAGCTGAGCACGAGCTGGCCGAAATCTGGAAGAATGCGCGTAAGTACACCCCAGACCACATTATCAATACCTTCCAAGAGATTCAGGAGAGCCTCAAGGAAGCGCGAGAAGAGACGATTGGTACTTATCCTCATCCGACCCTGCAAAACGCGCTGTACGGGCTCCACAGAGGCGAACTGATAGTGTTTAAGGGCATGGAAGGTATAGGTAAGACTGAAATCTTTCGTGCAATCGAATACCACCTTCTAAAATCATCCACTTCCTTGCGAATTGGTATGGTCCATTTGGAGGAAGACAAGAGTACAACCATCAAAGGAATATCTACTTATGAACTTGGCATACCTTGCAACCTACCTGACGCCGGGGTTAGTGAAACAGATGTTTTCAATGCCTACAAGAAAGCAGTTGGAGACAACGAAGACCGACTGTACATCTACACAATGTTCGGGGGAGACGACCCGGATGATGTGCTTGAGAGCATACGGTTTCTAGTAACCAAGGGTGGTGTTGATGTTGTCTTTCTGGACCACATTACAATGCTAGTCACTGGCAACGAAAACGATGATGAACGGCGTAAGCTAGACTACATCAGTACCAAAATGAAGAAGATGGCTAAGGAACTACGGTTCTGCCTTGTCATCATTAGTCACGTGAACGACGACGGTAAGACCCGTGGCAGCCGTAACATTACCAAGGTTGCTAACACTGTCATTCATATGAGCCGTGACCTAACGAGCACTGACGAACTCACACGTAATACGTTGGTGCTAACAATCGAGAAGGCCCGCCTTACTGGCCGTACTGGCCCCGGTGGACGATACTTCTTTGACACAAGCAGTTACACATTGAAGGAGCTACCTGATGTCTGAAATATTTGTTATCAGTGATACACACTTTGGGCATGAAAACATTATCAAATACTGTGGGCGACCATTCAAAAATGCAGGAGAGATGAACTGGGAGCTTGTTAAACGTTGGAATAGTGTGGTAACTCCGCAAGATAAAGTGTATCATTTAGGTGATGTCCATATGGGTGGTAAAAGTCGTGGACAAATAGATCAAGTGTTGTCTGCTCTTAACGGACACAAACGTCTTATCCTTGGTAACCACGACAACGGTAAAGACCAATTGTTACTAAAACACTTTGAAAAAATTCTAATGTGGCGGGCTTTCAAAGAGTTTGGTCTACTACTTACACATGCCCCAGTCCACGAGAGCACTCTACAGTTTGGTAAATTTACAGCAGTAAATGTGCACGGTCACATACACCAGAATGCCAGCCCAAAAGGCCCTTATAAAAATGTCTCAGTTGAGGCAATAGACTACACACCAATAAACATCAAAACTCTATAGGAGAATTAAATGCCTGAACCTAAAATTACTGCAACACTGAAGAATGCCCATCTTATTACAGATGGCCGACGTGCTGTATACGTTGGAGAAATTTATGGAGATACACACAAACGTTGGGCGGACGGGACGTATATCCGCACTAGCCAAGTAAAACGTGAAGAAGGTGATCTAGTCTATACCTTGAACAGCGTTTATAAAATAGAGCCCATTGACAAGAATGAGGATTAAGGGTACTATGTTTTGTAGACATGTAGGAAGTAGCCCTTGAGAACAATCTTTTGTGACATAGAAACCGAAGGACTGGTTAACCCACAATACATCTGGGTTTGTGTCACTAAGGAACCCCGTCAAGACCCCCGTATATGGGTCAACCTACACGAACCGAATAATCAACAAGCGTTTATGGAGTACCTGAATGCTGAACCTTTTACTTTTGTCGGTCATAATTTTCTCGGCTTCGACCTACCTGTTCTACAAAGATTGGTTGGTCTTAGTAGCGGATGCAGTACAATTGACACTCTCATTTGCAGCCGCCTATTTGATTCTTACAATCATCGGACTCACTCCCTAGAGGATTGGGGTGTCCGTCTTGGTTATCACAAGATCAAGTTTGATGACTATAGTAAACTAACAGACGAAATGATTCGTTATTGTGTACGAGACGTAGAGATAACAGAACGCCTGTACAACCTCTACGCCCGCTACATTAACGACCCTGACTGGCAGACAGCCATTGAACTGGAACACGACACCGTACGGATACTACATGAAGCAAAAGAAAATGGGTTCGGCTTCGACTACGAAGGAGCCAAGGCACTACAAGCCGAGATACAAGTTAGAGTTGATGCCCTCGACACCATACTACAAAAGGAGTTTCCTCCTAGAGCTAAGCCCATCAGGGAAGTATCTCCGGTTCTTACTAAAGTCGGTAAACTACACTCGAAGGACTTCCGGTGGCTCAAAGATAAAAGCCCAGAGGAAAGTGGGTATGGGCCGTTTCCGTTCACACTTCTTGAGTTTACCCCCTTTAACCCGTCTAGTCCTAAGCAATGTATAGACCTCTTATGGTTGGCTGGGTGGAAACCTACAGAACAGACAAAAGGGTACAAAAAGGCACTAAGGACCGGAGAGGATACAAGCCACTATGAGCGATACGGATGGACAGTCAGCGAAGAAAACCTACGAACACTACCTGACAGTGCACCAGAAGCTTTTCGGTTCCTCGTTGAATACATCTCCCTCGTGCGTCGTATTAGCACTCTACAGGAATGGTTGGATGCTTATAATAGTACCACAGGACGCATCCATGGAAATATCAACCATATCGGTGCTTGGACCCATAGATGTTCCCATACTAACCCTAATCAGGGGAATATACCCGCAGTTCCACACGGACTGGACGCCCTTAGACCGGGGGCTCAATTTGCCGGAAGAATGCGCGCCCTTTGGAAAGCAGCAGATGGAACGGTCCTTGTGGGGGTGGACGCTGAAGGAATTCAGCTTCGTGTTCTGGCCCATTATATGGGTGACGACAGTTTTACTACTGCTCTCGTAAGTGGAAAGAAAGAAAATGAAACTGATGTCCATTCCCTCAACCGTGTTAAACTGGGTCGTAACATTTGTCAATCGAGAGATGCCGCCAAGACCTTCATCTATTCTTGGGTACTTGGAGCTAGCGCACCTAAGACGGCAAAAGTTTTGGAATGCTCAGTTTCGGAAGCGGTCATTGCCAGACAAAACTTCGTTGACGGTTATCCGGGGCTTAAGAAAGTCAAGGAAGAGATCGTCCCTACCGATCAATCAAAAGGATATTTTATCGGATTGGACGGACGAAAAGTAATATGTGACAGTGCCCATAAGATGCTTGCTGGTTACCTACAAAACGGTGAGGCAATCATTATGAAATGGGCAATGCGCCTATGGTACCGAAAGTTAAAGAAAGAAGGAGTTCCTTTTAAGTTAGTTGATTTCGTGCATGACGAATGGCAGACAGAGACACAACCAAAGTTTGCCGATTACATACTTAAAGTACAATCTTGGGCAATCGAAAAAGCCGGGATTGATTTAAATTTAAAGTGCCCTCTCGCAGCATCAGGCTCAATTGGGGCTAATTGGCGCGACACGCATTAACAAAAAGAAAGAAACACATTAATGGCAACTAAACTATTTACTATTGAAGGTGAAGCACTCTGGGCCAAGGTCCAGACTCCTGACGAGTACAACGGTATTGAAAAGTACAAGATCGGTATCATCCCAGCATCTGCCAAGGATTGGAATACCATCAAGGACAGTGGCCTCCGTACTTCTGTGAAGAAGGATACTGACGGCAATGAGTACATCACACTGTCTCGCCCGAAGGTTGGTAAGAAGAATGATGACGGTGAAGAATTTGGTGGTGGTCAGCCGCTAGTCATTGGTCCAGACAAGGAACCGTTTGCTAAGCTCATTGGTAATGGTTCTAAGGTAGAAGTCCTCTTTGCAACGTACGATACTCGTATGGGTAAGGGCCATCGTCTTGAAACTGTCATGGTAAAGGAACACGTTCCGTACGAGCCTATGGATGGTGAAGAAGATACTCAGGGTCTGTCGTGGAGTGATCGTCCGGGCAACAAGGCTGCGGAAGCCAAGAAGGAAGAGTCCGGTACTGTGCAGACCGCTCCTGTCGAGCCTAAGTTGCCATTCTAATGGATGACTTTGTAGGTGTACTGTTTGTAGTTATGTTAGCTACATTAACGGTACTTATTGTAGTGTCTACAATTGCATTTGTTGGTAGTTTAATTTATCTAATGTTTTAGTAATTGCGGGTGTAGCTTAGTCTGGTCTAACACCTTGCGCCACTAAACTCTGCTAGGTGTTTGTCCGAGCCTAGGCGGCGTAGAGCAGTAACTTCAGGTGTACCTAACACGTAGTAGTCTGCATCGGTCTCCATTTAAGGAAGTACATTGAAAACAATTGATACTCTCGTAGAGGACATCGGCTCGGTCCTAGTTAATAAAGTTGAGAGCCTTCCCCCTGAACTAACACAGAAGTTCGCTGACAGTCTCAGTCAGCTTATTACTAACCGCCTAACCAAACAGTCTGAAGATCGACCAGTTGGCCTTCGCATGAGTAACATCGGCAGCCCTTGTGGTCGTAAACTCTGGTACGAAGTCAACCAAAAGGAAGATGCAGAACCCCTTCGTGCAGACACTCTACTGAAGTTCATGTTTGGTGATGTTGTCGAAGAACTTGTCTTGTTCCTTGCAGAAGTAGCAGGACACACAGTCGAAGGCCGTCAGGATACACAGGTCATTGCTGGTATCGAAGGTCATCGTGACGCTGTGATTGATGGTGTGACTGTTGATGTCAAGAGTGCAAATACTTATGGCTTCAATAAGTTCAAGAACCACGGTCTAGAAGGTGACGATCCCTTCGGCTACCAAGACCAACTACAGAGTTCTTTGTTGTGGACAAGCAACTTGGTCATATGTGCCTTGATGTGCACCCCTACAAGAACTTGCCTTGGGAACACATCTACGAGTTCAAGAAGGGCCTTGTATCTCTTACTGAGCCACCCAAGCGTGACTACCTACCTGAACCTGATGGTAAGGGTGGAAATACCAAGCTTGGTACTTTCTGCTCCTACTGTGTCCACAAGAAGTCTTGCTACCCCAACTTGCGTACATTCCTCTACAGCTCTGGCCCACGTTTCCTAGTGACTGTTGAGAATGAACCAATGGTACCAGAGGTCAATGGCTAATGGACAGACAAGGTGACCCTAAACTAAAACCACTAGACTGCAAAACCATTTATCGTTGCAAAAATAAGAAACTTATTCTGACATGGAAATGGAACGCTACCGCTGTGCTGTTTGTGGTGCTTCCTACCGGCTAGATTATGATGAAATGAGGTAACGTGAAAACAAAAAAGATACTCCCGAAGATCGGTAAAAAGCGAGTTCGCAGTCAATTTGAATTCGATGTTTACAAGGCAATCCAACATGAACTTCCACGGGGTGCTGAGCTGACGTATGAGGACACGCGGCTCACCTACACTACAACCAAAGATTACATTCCTGACTTTACAATCACCAAGAAAGATGGTACTATTATTTATGTAGAGGCCAAAGGTCTTGGACGGGCATTCGACTATGACTCCCGTGTAAAGATGGAAATGGTTAAACTCCAACACCCAGACAAAGATATACGTATCGTCTTCATGAGCGACCGTCCCTTCCGTAAAGGTGGTAAGGTTCGTCCCTCTGACTGGGCTACCAAGCTAGGCTACAAGTTCTCTATCGTTACAGTACCAAAAGATTGGTTTGAAGAATAGTGCTTACATACTTTTTTGTTATCGCATTTGCTATACTTGTAATTTATTTAGTATTTGAATAAGGAATTTCTACTATAGAAAACGTAATAAGCTTTGAGACAAAACAACCACTCCCCGTTTCGGATGTTGAAGGAGTAGTGGCCACAGAAGAGATTGACATCCAAGCAGAAGTACTAAAAGCAGCCAGTGAAATCAAGTTCGGTGATTTGATGGTTATTGGTCGAGAAGAAAACACTGGACTAATTCACTTTTACTCAATTAATCGTGAATATCCTTTTATGCTGTGGTTGCTGGAAAGTGCTAAACTTCAAGTAATGACCCCACAGAAACCATTGAGAGATTAAATGGGAAACATTCACCTAGTAATTCCTGACCCACACGCCCACTACAAGAATAACAATGAACGTGCTGACTGGGTTGGAAGGCTTATCGTTGATCTTAAGCCCGAGGTGGTCATTAACATGGGGGACATGTTCGACATGCCCTCCCTTAGTGGCTACGACAAAGGTAAGAAGAGCTTTCAGGGTCGTACCTACCGTGCTGACGTTGATGCTGGACTTGAGTTTGACGAGCGTCTATGGGCACCTATTCGTAAGGCTAAGAAGCGTCGTCCGAAGAGTGTCTATCTGATCGGCAACCATGATGAACGCATTGCTCGTGCGGTCGAATACCAACCTGAACTGGAAGGTATGATTGGTTATAAGGACCTTGAGCTTAACAAGAATTACGACTACATCGTGGACTACGAAGGTCGTACACCGGGGAGTATCGAAGTTGACGGAATCCAATATGCACATTACTTCCCTAGCGGGGTTATGGGTCGTCCTATTGGGGGCGACGTACGACCGGCACACTCGCTACTACTGAAACGACATGTCTCTAGTACGCAAGCTCACTCACATACATTAGATTGGGCAATGCAAACTGCTGGTAACGGTAAGAAGATCATGGGCCTGTTCTCAGGTTGTTTCCTTGACTACGAACCAGACTATGCCGGCAGCACTAACGACTTGTGGTGGCGCGGTGTCATCATTAAACATAATGTAAGCGATGGGACGTATGACCCTGAGTTTATTAGCATGGCGAGGTTGAAGGAACTTTATGACACCTGAAGAAGCCTACGAGTTTGCTGCTCAATGGCACGAAAAACAGGCTAAGTATTGTCTAGAAATCTCACAGGATGACATGCGAGTTTCGCAAGATATACGAGACAAGGCTTTAACCGCCATGAAACACCACAATGCCAGTGCAGTAGGATTAAGACACTACGCTGGCCAACTACACCGGAAGGAGCTACTGGATGTCGCCTGAGCAGCTCGACCGGCTGGCCACATACCTAGAGGACAATACACTCGAAAGTCTTCTAGAGCATTTTGACATGGACTCTATTGAAGCAGTCCAAGCTTTGTTCGAGAATGGATTTCTCGATGAAGAACTCTTAGAGGAACTAATCTAATGAAATCTATTTTTCTTGCACTTGGTTTGATGCTATCGTCAACCACAGTTAATGCAGCTACTGTTGGTGTTGAATTCCCTATTGGACAACGCTGTGAAGATGGTAACTTGCTTAAGGAAGAAAACGTACAGGCTCGGCAGTTTCAGAAGTACACTGAAATTACAGAACGAGTACAGATTGAAACCATCATTGATGTCATTACATCTACCAAGTTTGACCAAGTACAGGGCCAGATTTACCCGAATGTAGAAGTCAAGAAGATTGGTGTCATGGAAGCCGCTTCTGGTGCTCTTGTTGTTGTCTTTGCTGACAAGGACAATTGTGTCTGGTCTTACTACGGTTTTAGTGACGAAGACAAGAGCATCTTCTTTAACGAAATTGCTAAGCGCGGTGCATGATGGCTAGAAAACCAAGAGACTACAAGAAAGAATACCGAGATTACCATGGAAAACCCGAACAAGTCAAACGACGGGCCCAGCGTAATGCCGCCCGTGCCGATGCCGTTTCTTCAGGAGCTGCTTCAAAGGGAGACGGGAAAGAGGTTGACCATCTCGGAAGTAACCGAAAGGGTAAACTCAATAATAAGAGAGTACGAGTGGTTTCGAGAGCAGCTAATCGGAAACGCCAACCTAAACGAGACGGGAGTCAAGATTGAAAAACCTGTACATCGAGACTGAGCTAGATAACAACCACTACAGTCCACAAACCATCACGCTAATGGATAATGGTACAGTACAGCCTATCGGTTTTGTTCATTTTACAGATAAAGGGGTGCAGAATGGCAAACAAACTACTCGACGGCCTATTCGATAATTACAACGAACAACAGTTTATTGAACTACAAGGCCAGTACAATACTCTAGCTGAATGGATGAAAAAGGAATACCCGGAGGTAGATTTTCGGGTAGATTGGCATTTGAATCGTATCAAGGAGTACTTGGAAGTTAAGAGTACCATCCTTACCGATCCATCCATGAGTATCAATGATCGACTTCTACGTAGCAACAAACTCGTGTTCACAGACAAACAATGGTACGATAAGGCCTACATGGCCAAGATTATCAGTGGACTTGTCCCCGGACTAAAGGCTAGCATCAGTAAAGCCATTAACGAATGGTACAAAGTACAAAAGGCAAAGGATAGTATTCATTGATCCCTCGTGTACTTGTTTGTGGTGGGCGTGATTTTACTATACTAGACGCCTACAACAAAGTAAGAGACTTTCTTGACCAACTGTGTGATGAACGTGGTTGGATAACAGAGCCGTCAGACGACGATAACTATTTACCACAAATTCATATTATTTCAGGTATGGCGAAAGGAATTGATCTCGCTGCTGTAGATTGGGCAGTATCCCATTGGTGCGGTTGGTCAGAGTTTCCTGCTGATTGGAAACAATACGGTAATAGAGCTGGTCCTATTAGAAACCAACAGATGTTGGACAAAGGTAAACCAGACCTAGTAGTTGCGTTTCCGGGACCAAAATCTATAGGTACGTACGACATGATTCGAAGAGCACAGAAAGCAGGAGTAGAGACTATTGTCATCAAATAACATATTCAGACACAAATACAGCGAAGACATTTTTAACAAGCGATACCGACACGATGGTTGTGAAACATGGGAAGCACTTGCCAAGACAGTTACTAACAGTGTTGTTGGTGATTATGTAGATAAGGAAACCAAGGATGCTATCGAGAACGCAATTGCCAAAATGTGGTTTATCCCCGGTGGACGGTATCTTTATTACGCCGGACGGCCTGTTAAGTACTGGAACAATTGCTACTTGCTCCGCGCCGAGGAAGATACTAGAGAAGATTGGGCAAACCTCTCGTGGAAGTCGGAGAGCTGCCTTATCACCGGCGGAGGCATTGGCATTGATTACAGCGTGTATCGACCAGAAGGAGCACTTATCGCCCGCACTGGTGGAACAGCTTCAGGGCCTATTCCTAAGATGCAAATGGTCAACGAAATTGGACGCCGTATTATGCAGGGAGGTAGTAGGCGCTCTGCAATCTACGCTTCACTCAATTGGCGACACCAAGACGCCCAGAAGTTCCTTACGGTAAAGGATTGGGATACTTACCCTGTCGGTAACACTGGACAGTCTTTTGCTGACATCAAACGTCAGGACTTTGACTTCCCTTGTCCATTAGACGGTACTAATATTAGCCTTAACTACGATACTGACTGGTTGCTCAAATACTACGCAACTGGCGATACTGGTGACACTTTCAAGAAGAATATCGCGCAAGCCATGAAGAATGGTGAGCCCGGTTTCTCTTTCAACTTCTTCGATAAAGAAACGGAAACCCTACGAAATGCATGTACCGAGGTTTCATCCTCTGACGACAGTGATGTATGTAATCTGGGCTCTCTCAATTTTAGCCGCATTCCAGACCTCGCAACACTATCTAGCGTCGTTGAACTTGCTACTATTTTCCTTCTTTGTGGTACACTTGGAGCTGACGTTCCTTACGGTAAGATCAAAGAGGTTAGGGAAAAGAATCGACGCTTGGGCCTCGGCATCATGGGCCTACATGAGTGGCTTCTTCAAAGGGGATACAAATACGAAGTAACCCCAGAACTCCACAATTGGCTCTCTGTCTACAAAGGCGTGTCCCGTGACGCAGCAAACCACTTCTCTGATAAGTTTTCTGTATCTCGGCCTATTGCTTGTCGGGCTATCGCACCTAACGGAACAATCGGCGGTGTCGCTGGTACGACTACTGGGATCGAGCCTGTATTCGGTGTGGCTTATAAGCGCCGTTATCTATCTGGCGGCACTAAGCGCAAATATCAGTATGTGATTGAACATGCTGCTCAGGACCTTATTAACCTATATGGTGTAGACCCTGACAGTATCGACAGCGCATCTGGTCTTGCAGAAGATATGGAGCGTCGTCTTAAGTTCCAAGCTGATGTCCAAGACTATGTAGACATGAGTATCTCTTCTACCATTAATCTGCCTGAGTGGGGTAGTGAGCACAACAATGAATCACTGGTTGATAATACTGCTCGTCTTGTTGCCGCTTATGCGCCTCGTCTGCGAGGTCTTACTTTTTATCCTAATGGTGCTCGTGGTGGTCAACCTCTTACTGTAGTTCCTTATGCTGAAGCTAAGGCGAACATCGGCAAAGAGTTTGATGAAGGTGACTTTGTGACTAATGATGTCTGTGACTTGACAGGCGGAGGCTTTTGTGGAGCATAACTATGCGAACTAAGAACCATGTAATGTTTAAAGAACAGGTCTTTGACAACTACGATGATGCAAGGGTCTGGATGGAAGGGTATATTAAGGACCCAGCCATTGACGTACACGCAGCCTACCTAGAGACTGATGATGAATTCAAAGGTCGTTATTGGGAAGCCACTGTACGATTCTCTAAAAGAGGGGGTGCCTAATGGCCCCCTCTATGTACCCTAAGCTTCTTGAGAGCCGTAAGTTCCGAACACGGGCTGAAGCAGAAGCATTTGCAGATAAACTAAAGGACGAATACAAACTCAGTGCAGGTATGTCACTGAAGAAAGATATCAAGTTCAACAATGACACAAAAGAATGGACAGCGATGATCTACGTAAGGATGCCAGCATGAACCATATTGAAATGGAAGAAGTGCAGTTGCATTTACCCGGTATGCCACCTACATGGTACACAGATACCACAATTTACCCAAGGACTGGTGCAGTAGACGTAGCTGCCTCTATGAAGCAAGTAGGTGGGGATCACTACAAGGATATGGCAATTCAACCAAGTACATTTATTGATTCAAACAAGCTTGGTTGGTACGAAGGTAATGCAGTTAAGTACATCTGCCGACACAAAGTAAAGGGTGGTAAGGAAGACCTCCTTAAAGCCATCCACTATCTCGAACTAGCATTGGAGAAACACTATGCTAAATGAAGATGAAGACATTATTGACAATTCTTACCTAGCCCAAGCGTTGAATGTTCTTGCTCATGACATACACGATGATTCTGTTAGTGCTGGTTGGTGGGATGACGGAGAAGACAAGTACGTACTAGCAACCAAGCTGATGCTCACTGTCTCTGAGATTGCTGAAGCTATGGAAGGTCTACGAAAGGACTTGATGGATGACCATCTCACACATCGTAGAATGGTTGAAGTCGAAGTCGCTGATGCTCTTATTCGGTTGCTTGATTTTTCAAGTGCCCTCAATATGGACATCGGTGGTGCAGTTATGGAAAAGCTAGAGTACAACCGTAACAGGCTGGACCACAAACAAGAAACCCGCCAAGCGGCGGGAGGGAAACAGTTCTAATCATACTATCGTATTCTAATAGAAAAGGGGGCCTTGAGCCCCCTTCTTTTTGTTTATACTACAGGTATGGTCTAGCCCATGCCGGTATGGATGTATGGGAATAATTAGGCCCCCATGCTCTACGTTTACCTTTATCAATGTGAATAGAGTTAGCGTACACCCCAATCCCATTAAAGCCAGCCTGACGAGCCATCTGGATAAACTTCTGGCGCTTCTTTATACTCCACGAGCTAGCATCAACGTCCACTGCATTACCGTGGATATGTTGGCTCTTCTTAGCACCACCTGCGCGTCTATTGCGCCCCTTATCCCTATAGCCACTTACGACTGGTATAGGCTCACCCCAGACACTTTGTAGATCAAGTATGCCTTGCTTCATAGCTGGCCGAAGGTGTTCTACATCTGGGGAATACCCACGCTTGTTAGACGTATTGATCTCTCCGAGGTCGCCCTTCGCTCCACCACCTCCCCGAGCTACTTCACCTGAGTTACCTAGGCCACGCACATTGCCCATCATCAGAGAGGCAGGACGAGCCCTTACACCACCGTCATCGGCCTTTGGTACAGGAGCCTGTTCAGGCTTGTCTGTAGGGGTCAGGAAGGTCCCTGTGAGGTCCTCTATAGCCTCTGTGGCAGTCTGCCCAAGTTCCTTAGCGCCTTGCTTGATACCTTGGATATCTTCCTTCTGTCTAGTAAGGTCTTTGGCGTCAATGCTCTTCTGGTAAATCTGCCAGATAACACTGTCCTTCTTGTCTGCCTCTAGGTCAATGGCAAGGTTCTTGATAACCTGCTGGATAGCTACGGTTTCGTCCCCACCTGTGGCTTCGATGATAGGGCCCAATGTAGCGAAAGCGGAGTTAAGTGCGTCCTTCCCTTCGACCATACGGG